AGATTGATGATAAAGCAAGGTATGATGATGCTGCTCAGACTAAAACTTTAATTGTTATGCAGATATTAGGAAATACTAAAACCTTTTTTGACTCTCAATCTTTCATACAAGATACAAACGTGACTGAGTATTTAAACAAGACAATAGATGATCAATATGGTATGTTATTTAACATGGCACAAGATAATACAATTTCGGAGATGATAGATGCCCAGTATTGAGTATTCGGGGATGAAGGTAACTGGAGGCAAGGTCTTCGCTATCTTTACATTGCTAGGCGCACTAGGTGGTGCAGCTTGGACAGGTTTTACTTTTTATCAGGATTACCTCGATATGAAGGAAAAAATTACTCTGTATACTGAGCCGGATTTGTCACAATATGATGAAGGTATGGCTGTTCTAAAGTCTGAGATAGATATGATATTGCAAGAAATAACCATAATCAGTGACGTGGCTAGGGACATGCGTTCAGATATGAAGGCGGATCTTCGTCAACAATCTGGAGATATTCGACACATAACTGAAATTGTTAATGACGTGGAAGATAGGCAAAAAGAAGATAATAGAGAACTTCTTAATGAAATGAAATTACTTGAAGAAAGCCTTGACTTAAAGATAGATAAGGCGTTAAATAATCCTTTAAGTGGAATGTCCGCTAAATCAAAATAGGAGCTTACAATGTGTGATTGCAAAACAGATCAGGACTGTATATGTCGTTTAAGATAGATATAAAAACAGTTTTACCATATTTAGTCTTATTTGGGACAATAGCTATGACATGGGGTATGTGGTCTGAAAGACTTAATGCTGTAGAAGAAAAGGCAAATAGTGTTGCAAAAATGCAACAAGATATAGCTATTATAAAAGATAGAATCCTCCAAATGGATGATAGAATAATGTGGATTGAAGAGTTTTTAATTAAAACAGTCGATTATTGATACCTAAGAAATTACTAAAATTAGTTAAAGAAGATGTAAGGCTTTGGTCTAAACACTTCTTAGAAGTACCAAATGTCCAATTAAATAATTTACCTGCTTGTCCTTATGCTAAAATGGCTTGGCTACAAAACAAAGTCAACATACAGTTAAGAGACCCCAATAAAGGTTATATTTCATATCTTCACAAATTAATAAAAACAATAGATTACGAAAAAATAGAGCTTTTAATTTATTGTGATCCTTTTTACAAAGAATATAGCATTAATAAATTTCAAAAAATTATTGATAAATTTAATAATAAATATAATTCTGATGACCATTATTTTATGGGCTTTCATCCTTATAGCCCCCCTAATGATGAAGATCACGAATTTTTAACTAACCCCACTGGAGACACTACTGATTTACCTGAGTCTAAGATTCAATATTCTATGATGTTGATACAAAAGTTCTCGAAATTACAAAAAGAATCTGGTAAACTAAAACGTATGGGTTATTACGATAAATGGCCCAAGGGCTATTACAATGAAGTAGTAGAGTCTAGACAAAAACAATATAAAAAGCTTTTTAAACAAGGAGGCTAAAATGGCACCAGGAATGGCAAAAAAGAAAAACGTTGCTAAGATGCGTGGCGGCGGAATGCTAAAGATGCGTGGCGGCGGAATGGCAAAAAAGAAAAACGCTAAAAAAAAGAAAAAGAAAAAATAAAACTTAGACCACTTCTAATTTCTCATGGCTATATCTAGGGCACAAATCTCTAAGCAAATATCAAAGCCTCCTAGAAAAAAGAAGTGGTCACTTAAAAGAAAAAGAAAAATTAATTGTAATAATCCAAAAGGTTTTAGTGAAAAAGCGCACTGTGCTGGAAGGAGGAAAAAATGAAACAAGCTAAAAATAAAATAAAAAAAGTTATTAAAGGTTTAAAGAAAGCTTCCAAGCTACATGCTGGACAAGCTAAAACATTGAAAGGAGTTATTAGTGGCGGATCCAAAAGTAGGAACAGGAAAAAAGCCTAAGGGCTCTGGAAGAAGACTATACACAGATGAAAATCCAAAGGACACTGTTAGCATTAAATTTGCTACTCCAGCTGACGCAAGAAAGACGGTCGCAAAAGTTAAGAAAATTAAAAAACCTTTTGCAAGGAAAATTCAGATTCTTACTGTCGGAGAGCAAAGAGCTAAGGTCATGGGAAAAACACAAGTCGCTAGTATTTTTAAGAAAGGTAAAGAAAGTATTAGAAAAACACAGAAGGCCTAATGAATAGTAGGCAATTCAAATTCAAACTCTACTATTACTGTTAGATCTTCATCCTCTGTCTTTGGATCACTCATGTGGTAAAAATATACGAAAGGAAAAATAATGGAAGAATTTAATGTGGTCTACAAATTACAAAGACACTTAAAACAATCTATTGAAGACTGTCAAAACACAGTGATGTCTGGTGTTGACACTCTTGAAAAATATCAATATCTTATCGGCAAAGTTCAAGCTTTTGAACAAACACTACAGGAAATCTCTAACCTGCTAGAAAACAAGGAGCAAACTGATGACTAAATATGCATTACAAGAAAAGTATAAAGAAGAAGATAAAAAGCAAGCAGAAGAAGATAAAAACAAAGTTAGAGCTGAGAATATATCTAAAGAACTATTAGAAAAATTACCTACTCCCTCTGGTTGGAGAATACTAGTTTTACCCTTCGAGCCGAAAGATAAAACCAAAGGTGGTATTATCATCGCTCAAGAATCATTAGACAAGTTACGAATAGCTACAAATTGTGGCTATGTTATAAAGGTTGGACCATTGGCTTATAAAGATGAAAACAAATTTTATACAGGCCCTTGGTGCAAAAAAGGCGATTGGGTTATTTTTGCTCGATACGCTGGATCACGTCTCCCCATAGAGGGTGGAGAAGTGCGACTACTAAATGATGATGAAGTCTTAGGGACCATTAACAATCCCGAGGATATTCTACATCACATATAAACATAGGAGAATACTATGCCCGAAGAACTAAAAAAAGAAGAACCAATGGTAGATGTTGGTGAAACAGAAGGAGCAGAAATAGACCTAGAAAAAGATAATTCTGCACCAGAGCAAAAAGAGGAGTTACAGGTCGAGCAAGTACCTGATTCGGGAGAAGATACAACACAAGAAACTGAAGAGACAAAAGAAGAGGCACCACAGAAAGAAGAACTTGAACAATATAGTGAGGGTGTCAAAAAGAGAATAGCAAAGCTTACACGTAAAATGCGTGAAGCAGAACGTCAGAAAGAAGAAGCAATAGCATACGCAAAAACAGTCACAGATAAATCAAAAGAGCTACAAGATAGATATCAAAGCTTAGACACTAATTATGTTTCTGAGTTTGAAAACAGAGTTAAATCTAATCTTGAAGCAGCCAAGATAAAACTGAAAGCTGCAATTGACGCACAAGATGTCGATGGACAGATAGCAGCTCAAACAGAGATATCTGCTCTGACCATGGATGCGGCTAGACTTAACCAAGTTAAAGCTCAAAAACCCACTAGATCTTTACAAGAAGAGGAAAAACCTGTTGCACAATCACAGGGAGGATACGCTAATGCATCTCAATTAAAGCAAGCAGCTCAACAAATGGACCCCAAAGCAGAGGCCTGGGCGGCAAAAAATACTTGGTTTGGAACTGATAATGCTATGACTTACACAGCATTTGACATACATAAGAAGCTGACTGAGGAGGAGGGATATGATCCTTCTAGTGACGAGTATTATCAAGAAGTGGATAAAAGGATAAGACTTGAATTCCCTCAGAAATTTGGTACAACAGGAAACACTACACAAGAGAAACCTTCTCAAACTGTAGCTTCAGCCAAACGTCCGGCTACAACAGGACGCCGCAAGACTGTGAAACTCACACCCTCACAAGTCGCAATAGCTAAACGATTAGGTGTGCCACTTGAAAAATATGCGGAACAATTAATCGCTAAGGAGGTATAGGCATATGGAAAATGAAAATAAAATAAATAAAACTTCCCGCGCGAGTCAAACTAGAGCTAAGGAAGCTCGAAAACAAGTTTGGACTCCTCCATCATCTTTAGATGCACCCCCTGCCCCAACAGGTTATAGACACCGTTGGATAAGAGCTGAAAGTATGGGTTTTGATGATACTAAAAATATCATGGGTAAAATGAGATCTGGATGGGAATTAGTGAGAGCTGATGAATATCCAGAGGGAGATTTTCCCTCTGTACAAGACGGCAAACATTCTGGGGTAATCGGAGTTGGTGGCCTATTGCTGGCTAGGATACCGGAAGAGATCGCGAAGTCACGAGAAGAATATTTTAAACAACAAATATCTGATCGAGAACAGGCAGTTGAAAACGACCTTATGAAGGAGCAGCATAATGCGATGCCGATCAATCAAGATCGACAAAGCCGTGTAACTTTTGGTGGCTCCAAGAAAAACTAATTTTTTAGTTATTCCGAATCATCAATTAAACTAACAAAGGAGTAAAACAAAATGGCAAATCAAGATAGCCCAAGTGGTTTGAAACCTGTTGGTAAGATTGGACAAAACGCAGATAACCAGGGTATGTCCGAATATCAGATAGCAGACAACG